TGCAACAAAGTCGCCTGTTCCGTTAGTCTGCTTGTATATGTCTCCGTCGTAAACACAAGCGTATACGTCAGAACCAAGTGTTGTCATGCTGCGCCAGTCACGCGATGCCTGAGAAAGAGTCTTAAAGTAATAATTAGGGTCTGTTATTTTGAGCGCTCCGCCGATCTCGTTAAGAAAATCAGCATCCGCAAGCAATAAAGATTTTAAGCCTGCAATGAAAACAGAATCAGCAAGTATATTGTCACGAATAGCCGCGTTAAAATCTGAGTTAGCTTCTAATGCCGTTGCAATTATATCATGCACGTATGTATTATTCGCAACATAGGCAGAGATATAATTTAAGAATGTAGAGTCAGCCATAAATGCAGTTGACAATATTCCTTGAACGCTTTCGAGCGCGGCAATCTTATCCCCTATTTCTGCGATAAAAGACGTATCGTCTGCAATCGCGGCGGCTATTCCGGATATTATCTGATCGCCTGTCAACTTGACGGTTTCGCCTGACGGCTCTTGTGTTATATATTCCGCGCCGTTGATGAATGTCGCGCCTGCTGGTAGTTGTTTGATCTGTGGCATTTATATCTCCCTTAATTTCAATTTGACAGTATTTTTGATGTAATCGCGTTCTACATATAAGACTTCATACGTCCGCATTTCTGCGTCTTGCCCTATTCTCTTATCTGGGCTTGTAATTATAAAGTCGCGTATCTCTAAGTAATCGTATTCAATCGGCAATGAGTTAGCAATAATATCCTTAACGTTTGAGCTGTACTGCATAACAGTTTCGGATTTTAATCTTGCGTCATCTTCAGTGTAAAGACCTGTTTCATAACTGCCGATATTCTCTCTTTTGTATCTTGCCACAGTTTCGTTATGATAAGAGTCATTTAAATAAGTGTTATGCGTTCCGGAGTTTTGACGCGGCTTCCATTTGATTTTAACGTCTGTTAAATATTCCGAACTTGTGTTGTCAAAATCAGGCTCATCAAGATATTTATACGTCGGTATAGTTGCAACCGGAACACGGTCGGCATCGTACACACGGCAATTATACAGACCGCTATTTCGCAAGTAAAAAGTTATATCGCAGTCGAAACATACTTTCTCTATTGCTTTGTTAAGTTTCATATCCCCGGAGCAATATAAAGAAGTGTTTCGGCTTAACGCTTGCGCCGCGTCTGTTTCTGCGGTGTCCCAGATTGAAGAATTATAAGTCTTATCGTCGTAACGATACATCAAATCTTTGATAATATCGACACCGTTTGTTGTTGGCATTGTAAAATCGCAAGTAACTTCTCCGCCGTCAACTTGTGCCTCGGAAAGTGTAAAAGTACCCGCGCTTAGGTTTGTACTTGTCGGAGTCTTAGCCACGCCGTCAACGTAAACAGCGTCAAGACTTGAGGGCGTGTTGTATTTAGTATCAACAAAACAATAAGTGAATGTGCTTATTCCCTGCTCGCTATTCAGACACACGGGAAGCGCGTCATAGATTTTACCATACGCAACCGGCTTTGTTTTATTGACGTCGCCTTCGGAAAGGTATGGGTAATCGGCAAGAGTCAGCACTGAATCCCCGACGGTCTGCGTTAATGATTTTCTTTTGTCGTCGATTTTTAAAGAAAACTTTTTGAAATCTCTCGACCAATCAGAAATAAAGCCAGTATGTTTAATAGTATAATTATTGTAATCTGTGCCAGTTCCCACAAGCAAGCGCGCAAGATTGTTAAACGCGTTCTTATTTTTCCAGTCATCGAAAAATCCGTGATTATTTATAAAGTCTATATTAAGAGTTTGATATTTCAACAAACCAAAAAAAAGCGGATCGACTGAGTTTTTAAAACTTCCGATTTTAGAAACTAAAGGCGGATATTGACGACCTTCAAAATAAGCCGTCTCTGCATCCATCGAAAAACCAACCGACACACCAATTATTACATAATGACCATAAGGCGGATCGTAGTTTTCAATGTGCAGATATATTTTTCTTGTCGCTTCATCATAAAAATATGACTTCTCGGTATCATAACAATCGACTAAGCTATTAACACTTGTGTAATATTCATAATCGAACGACAATGCAATGACATTGTATACGTCTGAATTCGTCTCGTCGATGTAAAGCGTGCGCCCGTAGTCGTCTTGAAACGTTTTGACTGCAGGAGTCAATGTCCATTCCCAAACGCCCGAAAGACGATTGATAAAACGCTCTTTAAATATTCCACCCTCATATTCAAATAATATTGCCATTAAAATACGTCCGAAATAGAAGTCGTGCCATATGCTCCGATAAATCTAAATATTGCTCCGCCTTCGGGGCGGAGCCTATATCTTCCGGGGTTGAGCGGATATGGAAAATCATTTTCAGACAATACGGTTATATATGATCCGTTAACGTTCATTTCGATATATCCGCGGTTAGAAGAATAGGGATCGTATATCAATACCGTTGTCGGCTTTTTAATGAATATTTCCATAATCGTCCCGGGAGTATAGTTGCGTATATCTGTAGTGTAGCAATCTAATTTGTTAGCATCTATATCATCACAAGTAATATCTTCGCAATCAATGTCACCGACTGTTGTGATATTATCGCAAGCAATGTCACCGGTTGTTGTGATATTATCGCAAGCAATGTTACCGGCTGTTGTGATATTACCGGACATATTTATGGAATCCGCAAAAATCGCGCCGACATAAAAAGGTCTATCGTTATATTTGTATATTGTCGAGCCTTCTTTGACTGCAATATATTTGTAATTAGCTGTTGTTGACGTACCGTAAAACCCTTGTTTGGAGTCTGACCAAGTCGGGGCGGTTGACGTTGCTAAAAGCGTAAATGTCCCCGCACTTGTCGGTACTGCCATCAAATACTTATTGCTTGTCATATCTGGAAGTGTCACGTCTTGCGTTACCGGATATAATGAGCCGTTAATTTCTATAACGCTTCCGGCTTTTAATGCGGTCGCGCTGAAAGAATAGCAGTCATGTTTATTCCTGAATGTTTGATCAAGAGTCAGCATTACAGACTCAAAGTTATTGTCGCCGATTGAGTAATTGTTTATTTTATCAGTTGCCATTATTTGCACTCCTCTATTGACATTGTAACGTTATATAAAAAGCCTTCCGGCACTTCTTGCGGTTGCGGGATTTCTGTCATTGCACAGAATAAAGGCTCTTCGATATGCAAGTCATTTTCCCAGAATATTAAGTGAAATGGTTCGGTTATGTCGCACTCAGAAGTAAATAAATCAAAGTCGTTCCGCTGTTCTTCAGTCAGTCCTTCAAGCGCAAATTCTGCACGTTTTAAACGAGTTTTTTTATACCCATACAGTTGCCCTGTTTCGTTTTTTTGCGAGTCTGAATTTGTTTTATACGCTCTAATCTTGTCGCCTGATTTAATGTTCGGCAAGGTTAAAGCTTCACCAAGAAAGATATATCCGACTTCAATATTGTTTGCATTTTCGGGATCTGATATTGAAATCCTAACGTAGTTATATTTTGCATTAGCTCCGCCGACAAAAACTTTGTTGATTAAAGATACGTCTTTATACCATTGCATAATAATTATCGGATCGCCGTGCTCGTCTGTAATTATATTTCCTTCATCGTCTGTAAGCGGCAAATGGATCTTGCACAGTTCAAGCGTTCCGGTGTAAGCAGGTGACTCAATATCTGTATTATCTGCCGTGATTGTAATTGTCGCGTCTTCTGTTAAATTATGACCGTTAAGTATTGCATAATCTATATTGATTCCGCTTGCATTGTAAAAAGTGATGCTTCCAGTTTTCGCACCCGGAGACCATCGACCTGCAAGCTGATTTGAATATACATTTTCTTTAGGGTACATAGTCGAACCCGTCGCCGTGATTGTTGCCGTTTTTACTTCGTTTTTATAACATATTTTCATCTTGCAACCAAACTCCTGTCTGCAATCAATAAACGTCCGTCTCTTGTTGCATTGAAAATCTCATTCCATAGTGTTTCTTCATTAGTATTGACTACGCGCGCAACGATATTTCCCATCTGCCCGGCAAGGTTATTTTGTTGTGCTTTGTTTAATATTAGCTCTCCGGAATTTACACGCGCCGTTACATTGTCGCCTGTGTACGATTGACCTCCAACGATACCGCCGTTTTCAAATTTAGGTGCTTCCGGTTTACTTTTAGCGACTGCCGCAAGATTTACGGCTGAAGACGCTCCGGCAAGAGTTGCCATGCCAATAGGAAACCATGGAAGCATGAACCAAGGGGCTTGGAATCCCGATGCAAGAGCATTCATTACAGCAAGAGGAATAGCCGCTGCTGCACTTGCCATTGAAAATTTCCAACGCGCCATTTCCATTTGGTATTCTAATTCAGCTTTTTTCTTTTGATATTTTTCTTCAATCTTTGCTTTCTTTAAAGCTTTTTCAGCCTCAAGAATTGCTTCAGCGTCTCCTGATTCTTTAGCGCGCGCAAGGTCTGCCTCCGCTTTTTCTGTTGCTGTTTCTTCATGGATTCCGGCGGCTTCGAGTTCTGCTTTCATTGCATTGTCGAGCGCGTCAATTTGCGCTTGAAACGATGCTTCAACGTATTCGGCAACGGCTGAAAAGACGTTCCCGATTGCCGAGCCCATTTGATTGAACTGATCTGAAATGAACTGCGTCTTTTCCTTGAAATCCATTTTATCCCAGACATCAGAAAAGCTTTCGGAATTGTTAAGAGCTTCACCAATAGACTGACTTACCTTGTCGAGTTGACCTGTCGGCATAGCATTCAAAGTGTCATAATATGTCCGAGCCTTTTCAGCAAGAGAACCCCAAAGCACGTTGTATTGACCGAGCGACATTTTGCCAGACTTATATAGTTCCGTTGCTTCAGTAAGTGCAGTTATTTCTTCCGCGCTTAATTCGTTGAAGCCCTTAACTGCTTCTTGAATCGCAGGCGGGAACTTGTCAAGGCTTGCTATAGTCTCGTCAATATTTTCTTTTTTTATTCCGCGTGAAGCTTCAATAAAAGCAATTTGTTCTTTAGTTGCTGATTTAAAAGCCTTTGATAGCGCGTTTGCGTTTTCTTTTGCTTTGTTTAATTCATCTTTAGCGTCAACTTTCTTTTGATTGTCGC